CAGGTTCCAGCAGACAATGGGTGTTGCCAAGAAACTGAACGAAACGATGCTTGAGCAGGGCGAACCGGATCAGATGTATGGGCGTGAAAAGTTGATGGCGATCAGGCTTGCGGAACGGCACACGCAGGATGTTCGGGTGGGGATTCTGCACACGATCTACGGTGAGGGGCAGGAGTTTGAGGGGAAGCGCACGAAGTTCCCGATGGCTGCAGCCCGTAAAGCGTTGCAGGCACGGTCTACCGGCACGGTTGAAATGTGGGGCAACGGTGAACAGAAGCGTTCCTATCTGCATATTGATGACGCGGTGCGAATGATCGAAGCAGTTACCGAAGGCCGGTACGAGGGTGCGGTGAACATTGGCTATGAGGGTGCGGTGTCCTGCAACGAGATTCAGTTGCTTTGTTTGGAAGCAGCCGGGGCGCAAGCACAAATGTTGTACAACAATGCCGAGCCGACAGGGGTATGGGGCAGGGATTGTGACTCAACAAAGTTCCGCAACCTGTACGGCAATATGCAAACGGTGAACTATTCTGAAGGGTTTGGAAGGCTTGTGGACTGGTTGGATGGCAGGTTGTAGATGGCTTTGACGAATGCTTACACGACGTTGAACGCGGTGAAGGCTGCGTTGCGTATCACGGACAGCGTGGACGACACCCTTATTGAGATCGCCATTGACTCGGCTTCCCGTGCTATCGACGGCTACTGCCAGCGCATCTTCTACAATGCCGGGACTGCCACCCGGTACTTCGCTGCAGGTGAGGAACTGCTATGTCAGATTGACGATCTTGCCGGGACAGCGGTCACTATCGCTACCGACGAGGCTGCGCAGGGAGACTATGACATTGTTTGGACACCGGCTGACTACCAGTTGGAACCGTTGAACGGGAACCTTGCAGGGCAGACATGGCCTTTCACTCGTATCCGGGCGCGACTGAACTACCTGTTCCCGGTGGAAAATGAACTGGCGTTGGTGAAGGTGACCGGCGTGTGGGGTTGGCCTGCAATCCCGAAGGCGATCGAGTTTGCTTGCATCCTGCAATCCCAACGGTTCTTCAAACGGTTCGATTCACCAACCGGGGTGATCGGGTTCGGTGACATGGGCGCGATCCGCGTTGCCCGGAACCTTGACCCCGATATCGCACAGTCGATTGACCAGTACCGCAAGGAAGGCTATGGGGTAGCGTGACCGCCACCATTAGCGAGATTAAGCAGGGGTTGGCTACCCGGCTGGCGACGATCCCCGGACTACGCACGTTCGCCTATCAGCCTGACCAACTCAACCCCCCTATCGCCTATGCAATGTTGGACAACATCACGTACAACCGGGCGATGCAGTTGGGTGCGGTGGAGTACCAGTTCACGGTGACGGTCGTGGTGGCTCGGGCTACCGAACGGCCTGCCGAGGCTGCTATTGACGCATACACCAGCCCAACGGGGACAAGTTCTGTACGCGCTGCGATTGAAGGTGACCGCACCCTCGGAGGCAAGGTAGACACCTGCATTGTTGAAACCGCGACCGGCATCCAAACCCTGTCAGCGAACGACGCAGATTACCTATCCGTCGATTTCACCGTGCGCGTGTATTCTTGACACCTATGAGCAAGTATGTCGTCACTTCCACCACCACGGTGTTTGATCACGCACCCGGCGAAGTAGTTGAACCTGAAGCGCATTGGAATGTAGATTTTCTTGTTGCAACGGGTCACCTGACTCCTGCCGAACCTGCGCCCAAATCCAAGCAATCTGAACCCGTTGAGGAGAAATAGTCATGGGCAAGCAAGTCGCAACCGCAGTTGTTTTCAAGGTGAACGGTGTTGATCTTTCAACGTATGTCGCGTCGGTCAACCTTTCTTCCAGCACCGCTGAAGTCACCACCACCTCGTTCGGTTCCGGTGGCAATGTTGAGCGTGTCGGCGGTCTCAAGGACAACAGCGTGACGGTCTCGTTTATGCAGGACTTCGTTGGCGCATCGGTTGAGAACACGATCTATCCGCTGATCGGTGGAACGGTTGCTTGCGAACTTCTTCCGAACGGCACGGCTGTCGGAACCGCCAACCCGAAGTACACCTTCTCCGCGCTGGTCACAGACTGGTCGCCCGTCAACGGTGCTGTGGGCGAACTGTTCACCGCCGATGTCACATGGCCCATCACGGGCGCAGTCGCTAAGGCCACCGCCTAACTTCTACACAACCCCTACCTGCGAGGAAACACATAATGCGTGAAGCATTGGAAGTCACATACATCGGTGGCAACGTCGAACAAGTCACAGCATTCTACCCGGACTATGTGAAGTTTGAAGAGAAGTTCGACCGCAACCCGATTGTGGTGACGTTTGAGGCGTACCGGATCACGAATCAAGGCTTCCTTGCTTGGGCTGCTTTGACTCGTGAGAAGCGTACTGAACTGCCGTGGGAAGAGTGGTTGAACACGGTGGAGAACGTGCGCATTATGGATGAGGTGGAGACTGATCATGTCCCTTTGGAGAGCGGTCAGCCCATTGGTTCATTGCCCGACTCGCAGTAGAAACGGGTATTGCACCATCGGTGCTGATGCAAGAATCATCTAGGATGTTGTTCACGATGAATGCCTATCTGCGCTGGCGAAGGATTAAAGAAGGCAGATAGATGGCAACGATGACAACCCGTGATCTTGGCGCAGTAATCAAGGCCGTTGGTGACACGGCTTTGGACGCGCAGAAGAAGGCGGTGTTCAACGCAGCGTTGCACATGAAGAAACAGATCGAATACGACCGAAACCGGGATCTGAAAGGCAAAGACTATTTCAGTCAGATGCTGGAAAAGAAAACCCGTTCAGGGAAGTTCACAGGTGTTCGCCCGGAAACGCACCGGCTGACGGTCGGGTTTAACGTGAAGGGGAAGTTCAATCCGACTGCTTTGCTGGTGGCGCGTGGCCCGTGGGGTCTGCTGGAATACGGTTCACCGGCACATCAAATGACTTCCCGTGTGAACGAGTATGGCTATACGAAGGGGGCGCGTGGGGCGCGTAAACGGGCGCAGGCGCAACGCAGGCTTGATATCGCGTTCGGTGCTGAGGGTTTGTTCACGGGGGCGAAGCCTATGGGGTCGCGTCGGCGTGGCTTCGGGCCACGGTACAGGGTCGCCAACCATCCCGGTTTCCGAGGCAAGGCGACGTTCTCCGAGGCTGTGAAGAAGGCAACCCCGGAATCGACTCGGATCGCCACCAGCCTGATCCAAACTCGGATCATCAACGAACTGCGAACCAACTTCGGTTCCACGATCTATCTGAAGGGTGAGGCTGGTTCTTTTCGTGAGGTGGCTGGCTGATGGCAACTATCACACAGCGACTTGCGTTCCTCATCTCGGCTAACGCTGACGGGGCTATCAAGGCTTTTGATAAGACTGCGCAGCAGGCCGATAAGCAACTCGGCAAGGCACAGAAAAGCATCGACAAACTAGGTGTCAGCATGACCCGGTTTGGTGCGACCGGGTTGGCTGCTGCCGGTACGCTCGGCGCAGGCTTGTTCAAACTGGCGCAGGGTGCGATTGAGGATCAGAAGGCACAGGCGTTGCTTGCCGAACAGTTGCGTACTTCGACGGGTGCTACAGAGGCGCAGATTGCTGCGGTGGAGAAGAACATTGACGCGATGGCTCGTGCGACGGGTGTCGCGGATGACAGGCTGCGACCGGCGTTGGGGAACCTTGTTCGCGCTACCGGAGATGTAAGCAAGGCGCAACAGTTGTTGCAGACCAGTATGGATATCTCGGCTGCGACCGGGCGCGATTTGGAAACCGTCACTCTCGCTGTGTCAAAGGCTGCTAACGGGCAGATCGGTGCGCTAACACGGTTGGGTATTCCGATCTCCGAGGCAACAAAGAAGTCAAAGGACTTTAGTGCTGCTATTGCCGAGGTGAACGCAAAGGTTGGCGGTGCTGCTGCCACCGCTGCCGATACCTATGCAGGCAAGATGGCTCGCGCACAGGTAGCCATCTCCGAGGCCGGGGAATCGTTGGGGTCTTCATTCATCCCATTTGTCGAGAAGGCTGCTAACGCGATCTCCACCGGGGTCGGGGCGTTCGACAAACTGAACGGTGCAACAAGCGGTGCTATCGGCAAGTTCGCTGCGTTCGGCACGGTTGGACTCGGGGCAGTTTCTGCGTTGTCGCTGGTGGCAGGGCAGGCGATCAAACTGCGTGACAGGTTCACCGATCTTGGCGAGGATGGCGTTCGGTCGATCAACCGGGTTGGTCGGGCTGCACAGTTGTTGGGTGGGACGCTGGCGACGTTGGCTGTGTCTGAGGCTGCGTTTGCGTTCTTTAACAATGCGGTGGATGCTTCGGGCAAGGTTGAACGTGCGTTGCAGAAGGTTCAGATTGCGCTAGCAAAGACTGACACGACGGTGACGGTTGAGCAGTTCCGGAACCTTGTGAAGCAGGAAGATGGGGTGCTGCGGTTCTCTAATATCTTCAGCGACTTTGGTAAAGAGGTCACGATTGTTGGTGGGGAGTCGTCACGCAACATTGAAGATATCGACCGGGCGTTCAGTAATGTTCTGAAGAACTCCGGGCCTGAGGCTGCGAAGGGTTTGATTGAGGCGTTGGCGCGTGAGGCTGCAAGCCTTGACAAGAACAGCCAGCAGTACAAGGACAACATGATGCTGGTTGACCGCTACCGGGGTCGAATCAACTTGTTGACTGAGGCGCAGAAGGCGAACAACGAGGTGAACAAGGTTTCACCCGAGGCTGTGAGTATGCAGATGCGTTTGGCGTTTGCGCGTGAACAACAGTCAGATACTTGGGATCGCTACTTTGATTCGGTAAAAAAGGCGACCGGCGCGGAGTCCGAGAACACTAAGAAAACAAAAGAGAACACGGACGCGACTAAGAAGAACACAGAAGCAAAAGCCAAGTTTGCTCAGAAGGTTGCTGAGGCTGCACAGGCGTTGCGCGACCAGTTGAACACCGCTTTGGAGTCTGCGAAGGACAAGTTGAAGGACGCTACAGATGCGTACAACAACTACAGTCAAACGGTGTCGGGGGCTATCTCCGGGACTGTGAACTTGGGTAACGCCCAATCAACCGCTGCCGGTAATGCGGAGTCGTTGGCTTCGGCGCAGACCGCTGTGGCTGACGCGCAGAAGGAATACAACGACGCGATCCGCACCGGGGACACCGAAAAGATCACCGATGCCTACACGAAGTTGACGGACGCGCAGAAGGCTTTGAATGCGGAGTCTGCGAAACCGCAAGGGTTCTTGGCTGTGTTGAAGCAGCAGGAACAGTCGGCTTCCACGTTCGCCACGAACATTGAACGGTTGTTGGGTGCTGGTTTGTCGCAGGCTGCGTTGGATCAGGTGATTGCGTCGGGTGCGGATGCCGGTAACGCGATCGCGACGGAACTGTTGACGGGTGCTGACCCGGCAGGGAAGATTGCCGAGGTGAACCGGATTGTGGCTTCTACGCAGTCGATTGCGGATCGGGTGGCTAAGGCTGCTGCCGACAAGTTTTATCAGGCTGGTGTGGATCAGGCGACTGCGCTGGTGAACGGTATGCAGTCGGTGTTTGATGCGTGGACTCCGGTGTTGGGTGAGGGTGCGGTTGATTCCCTGTTGAATCCGTTGAAGACGATTGGTGGGTATTCGCAGCAGGTGTCGGACGCTATCGCTGCAGCAACTACAGGGATGGCCCCGGCTGCGCCTGTTGAGGGTAAGAAGAAAAAGAAGAAGCGGATTCCGAAGTTGGCTGAGGGTGGGATTGTGCAGGCCGAGGCTGGTGGCAGGCTTGTTCTGTTGGGTGAGGGTGGTAGGGATGAGGCTGTGGTTCCGTTGCCTGCGTCGGGTCTACCCGGCTCGGGAATGACGGTGAATCTGACGGTGAATGCTGGTTTGGGTGCTGATGGTACGCAGATCGGTAAGGAGATTGTGGATGTTTTGCAGGCGTATCAGCGTAGGGTTGGTGCGCTTCCGATCAAGGTTGCAGGCTAAGGAGTAGAAACATGGCGAGTACATATAACGGTTCGGTGGCGAACCTTGTTGATCCGTTGGCGAACAGTCCGTTGACTTCGCCCAATCATGCGACACAGCACACAGAGATCAATGATGCGTTGCAGACGCTTGGCACATGGACAACTTTTACGCCAACGTGGACGAACTTCACTCCGGGATCAGCAACACAGTCGTTTGCTTACACAATCTTTAACAAACTGATGTATGTTCGCGGAAGCGTATTGTTGAACGGATCAACTATGGCAACCGGGCCATCGTTTCTTATTCCTGATGGCAAAAGTGCTATTGCAACTTGGACGATTGCACGAATGCTTGACGCTGGCACAAACAACTTTTTTGGGATTGTGTTTGCCAACACCACGACAATCTCATTTTACTCAATAGCAGCAGGCGGTACGTATACAACGCTTGATGACGTTTCAGCGACTAAGCCTTTTACTTGGGCTAATAACGATGTCATAGATTTTACAATCGGCTTTAGCATCTCCTAATGACGTACACATACAACGAGTCCGGGGTTACCTATAACCAAACCGGTGTCACCTATGACGGTGACCCGGTTGGTTTGTCGAACCTTCCGGTGGTGGGTGTGTTTGTTGCGTTTGATGACGGCCCGTATGTTGCTGATCCGGATTGGGTTGAGGTCACCGACTATGTGCGTGACATAAATATTAGGCGTGGTCGGCAGGATGATTTGCAGCAGTTCCCATCAGGGTCGTGCAGTATCACGTTCGATAACCGTGACCGGCTGTTCGACCCGTTCAACACGGCTGGTACTTACTACGGGAAGTTGAAACCGCGCAGGCAGGTGCGTGTGGTCGGGCAGTGGAACGGTGTGAACTATCCGTTGTTTCGTGGGTTTGTTGCCGGGTGGCCTGTGGAGTTCACGGACGGTGGCAAGGATTCAACGGTAACGGTTGACTGCTTTGACCTGCTCGGGCTGTTCGCTACCGATAAAACCCCGGTGGATTTCATCACCCAATACACGCTGTCGCTCAGTCCGACGAACTATTACAAGATTGACGAGGGGCAGAACGCGACACAGTTCGCTAATCAGATGACGACCAGCAAGGTGCTGCAGGCGTTTTCCGCGACAACTTCTACGTCACAAATAGTCAAGGCTTCTCCTGCACAGTCGATCTACGCACCGCAACTGTATTCAAACGATGTATCATTGACGACGGTTGGCCCTGTGTCTATGTCGTTTTGGATGCTTCCACAACCGTCAGCAGATCAGCGTGTCACATACGACAGGTTTGCGCCTCGACTTTTTATGCGTTTTCAGACTGGCAGTACAACTGTGCAGGCGAACTATAGCGGTAATCGTTACGTCGCTACTGTCGCTGTTGATGATCGGACGTTGCAACTTGGCGAGCCGACACATTTTGTCTGCACCTTTAATAACACCGGGAACACATTCACCGTCTACGTCAATGGTGTTGCTGCAACTCTAAGCGCGGTGACAACTGCTTCTGATCTTTACATCGCGTCCTATGAGGTTGTAACAACCCGTGCTGCGGTGCAGGAAGTTTCGACATATTCGCGTGTGCTGTCTGCTTCCGAGGCGTTGTTGCTGTATCAATACGGGATCGGGAACATTCAAGAGTTGTCATCTGCGCGTGTGTCCCGTGTGCTGTCCACTTCGCAGATTCCGTCTGCGTTGACGAGCGTGGCTACCGGAGAGGCGACGGTAACCGACCTGTATAACGGGCAGGAACGAATCAGGATTGTTCAGGATGCGGTTACGTCAGAAAACGGTGAATGGTTCGCTGACGCTTCCGGGGTGTTGCAGTTTGTGAACCGTGGCGCGTGGGCTTCACGGTCGCGGTCAAACACTTCGCAGGTGTCGTTCACGGATACTGGCACGGGGGTGTATTACGACGCTGGGTCGGTGCGTATGAATCTTGACGCGGATCAGGTTCGTAATGATGTGCAGGTGTCGTTTAGCGGTGGCGGTCAGGTTGATGCGCAGTCGCAGACTTCTATTGATGATGTTGGTGCTGCGTCTGAGCAGATAGCCACGTTGTTGCCGACGAGTACGGCAGCGCAGACGCTTGCGGATTACAGGGTGTCGATCTACAAGAATCCGAAACTGCGTGTCGAACCGTTCCTTGTGAAAGGTCAACGGAACCCGTCCTACGATTGGCCTCGGCTGTTGAACCTTGAACTACTGGACAGGTTCACTTTTGTTCGTACCCCGTCTGTTGGGTCTGCGATCCAACGAGATATGTTGTTGCAGTCGGTTGAACATCGGATTACTCCGGGAACGTGGGAGACTACTATTAACGGGTCGGCACGGTATACGGGCTGGTTTATTTTGGGTGTTTCGTTGTTGGGTTCTACAGAGGATGTGTTGTTGTGACAATCACACCGAATACAGCGTTTAGTGACGGGACTCCGCTAACCGCTACACAAGCGAATGCGTTCCCCCGTGGGGTTATGGCTGTTCAGTCTCTTGCAACTGGGCAAAACACAACATCAACTCATACCACGTTTCAAGACACAGGTGCGACATTGACGTTTACAGAAGAAAGCGGGCGCATTTATCGGATTACATATTCTTCAAATGCTTATCCGAACGGTGGGTTGCAAGGGATGAAATATCGAATCTTGCGTGGTGCGTCAAACATACGCCAGTTTGAAATACCTTCCGGTGCACTTTCTACGGCTAACTCTTGGTCGTTCACATATGTGATTTATTACACATCCGCATCAAGCGGATCGCAGACATGGAAAGTGCAGTTTGGCGCGCTTTCCAGTAATACGCAGGTCAATGACTATGGCGCATCAGGACAAGAACGACTGTTTTTTGTGGAAGATATCGGTGCATCGTGAAATATGTATTTTATTCAGAATGCTGTGAAACCGACACTCAGATGCGCCACCATCGTGACCGTCTGCTTGCCGAATCTGATTGGGCGATGCTTGCCGACGCGCCAACCGACAAAGCCGAATGGGGTGCGTACCGTCAGCAGTTGCGTGACTTTCCTGCCACTTGGGAACCGGGTGCGGTCGCAGACTTCCCGAACCCTCCCGGCTATGTTGAACCGACCGTTGAAGATGCTGCGCCTGAGGTGGACGGTGCAGAATCCGACGCTGGATAATCTGCGCCCCGTCACTCCTGCTCGCATTCGCTAACCCGGCACACGCCGAATCTTTCACAGTCGGCGCAACCCCACAAGATTTCTTTTTCCAGTTCGACAGCGAACAAGAGTTTGTGGCCGAAACCACATGGTTTGACGGTCGGGTTTCCGATCCGCACCTGTGGCTGTATGACAGCACCGGCACGTTGATTGCATCTAATGACGATTGGTTTGGTCTCAACTCGTATCTGAATCTGATTGTGCAACCGGGTGCTTATCGGCTTCGGGCAGGGTATTGCTGTGGGAACCCTGACGCGCAACGGCAAGGCTGGTCATACCTGTTGGATGTGTCTGCTAACCCTGTCTCCACAACTACGGAACTGGTCACAACCAGCGAGGGAACAACAACAACGATAGAGCCAGCAACGACAACGGTTCAGGAAACAACTATTCCCACCGACCCTGCGCCCACAACCGATCCTCAACCTTCAACCAGCGTCGAAACAACCACCACGACAACACCCCCAACAACACCCCCGGAACCTTCCACCACCTCATCTGAACCCCCTGTTACGGTCGCGCCACAATCAACGCCAACAACCCTAGAAGAATCATTACCGTCCACAACGGTAGAGGTGTCCACGACAACCCGACCGCCAGCACAAACCACATCAACAGCATCATCCGTGCCTAGCGTAACAAGCAGTCAGGTTCCCACCACAACCACCACAACCGCCGTCACAGCCTCCGAAACCCCCGAACCCACCCCAACATCCACCCCCGAAACTTTAGAAACCCTCCCACCGCTACAAAACCTGACAGATACGGAGGCTGCGGTGCTTGTCCAACAACTCAACAACGCGCCACGCGAACTGAAAAAACAGTTTGAGCAACAAGTCAACGTCTTTTCAGGACAGTTCGACAACTACATTCCTGCCGATCAAAAGATTCCGGTTGGGGAACGCAGAACACTTATCGCGGTCACCGCCTCTCTTGTAACATTGAGTGCAACTGCGCCATCACGAAAGTCACGCGGATGAAACTTTGGCGCGAAATCACAGCACTAGCCTTCACCCTGCTCGCTTCCGCTATCACGATCCTGACGTTAAGTGGCAGTTTGCAGACGTGGGCGTTGTGGCTGACCGGGTTCGCGCTTGTCTTTCACCTGTTGGGCGTACTCACAAATGGAGAAGATGAATGAAAACGGTTCTGTTGCGGATTGTGTCGGTGTTTGGTTCATCGGCGTTGGGTGCGTTGGCTGGTGGTGCGATCCTGAATGTGGACTTGTGGAAGTCGGCTGCGCTCGCCGGGTTCATGGCTACAGCGAAGGTTGTGGAGGCGTTGCTTCGGGCGTTCGCTGATGACGGCAAGATCGATGCCGAGGAACTTAAGGCTGCGTTCTCGTTCGTTGATGACAAGGCAGGTGAATGATGCTGTACCCGGTACAGAAGTATGTGGTTCCTGCTGAACTAGACGGTGTGCCGAATGGGGATATTCCCCCGGCGTTGCTGTCAAATATCAAGCCGTACGGCCAGTTGTATTGGAAGGCTGCGTGTGCGTGGCAGGCAATGTTGGCTGCTGCGAAGGTGGACGGTTTGGACTTTTCGCACGTTGGCGCGTTGCGTACCCTGAAAGAACAGATCAGCCTGTTTGAGTCTCGTTACACAACGAAGGCGACGAAGCGTGTTCCGCAAGTGACCCGAACCTATAAAGGCAAAACCTACTTTTTGAAGGATGGGATGGCCCCGGCTGGTAGCCCCGGTACGTCAAAGCACGGTCACGGATGCGCCATCGACATTGCTGCCGTTGTCAAAGGCAAAGTGGTTAACGTCGGCTCATCTCAACGTCACGTTGATTGGCTGGTGAAGAACGCCGGGAAGCACGGCTGGTCGTGGGAGGTTGCCGACACCAGCAACCCAAACTTTGAGATTTGGCATCTGATCTGTTTTAACGCTGACGCGCTGCCTGCTGAGGTGTTGGCGTTGGCTGGTGATCGGGCTGCGAAGATTGCGAAACCGAAGCGTCGGGAGAAGAAGGGACGCAAAGCATGATCGGGTTCATCATGTTTTGTTTTGTTGTGGCTGGTGCTTTTGGTGCGATCCATTTCCTGTTGCGTGCGTTGGAGGATGCTGATGAGTGAAGCCATCCTTGTTGCGTTGATCACCGGAGGATTCGGTGTCTTGATCGCTTTTGTACAGGTGTTGCGTCGGGAGAACAAAACGGATCACGGGTTTGTTGTGCATACCCTTGACCGCATTGAAGGGAAACTAGACAACCATATTGACGGACACGCAAAAGGCGAGTTTGATTAGAAGCACCGGAAAGGGGAAAACTGATGGGGCTGCTAGAAGAAATCAGACAGGTTGGCGCACCGCAAAAACCGTGCAAGGTTGCAAGGTATCTGTCAGCGATGAACAAAGAGGACGCGAAGGATTTGCAGACCGCGTTAGATGATCCGACGATTGCCGTATCTCACATATCGCAGGTGTTGACACGGAACGGATTCCCGGTCGGGCATATGAGTGTTGACAAGCACCGGAAAAAGGTTTGTTGTTGTGTCGCTAGGTGACGAACTGACTACTCCACCGGCTGATGTTCGACGCAAGCAGGCGTTGGGTCAGATCCTTGAGATGCTGGAACGCAAAGGTATCGACCCTGCCGAGATTGGTTCTGTAAAACGGGTCAGCCTGTATCAGTCTTTGACGAAGAACAAAGATGGTGAAGCCGAAACCCACGACCTGACCGCAATCCAGTTCAGCCCTGCTTTTGAGACCGGCCCCGAGTGGCCTGTTATTCAGCCGGGGCCAGCCATCAAACTTCCTGCACGAAAAACGCAAGTCAAGCCCGACGCTGCGTGGCAAACCTGTGTCGTCCTACCCGATATGCAGATTGGGTATTATCGGGACGCAACCGACACGCTGCAGCCGACCCACGACGAGCAGGCAATCAGCGTGGCGTTGCAGATTGTGAAGGCGGTGAAACCGGCGATGGTGGTGATGGTTGGCGACAACCTAGACGCACCCGAGTTCGGCAAATATCGGCTCACACCGGCGTTCCAGCGCACCATGCAGGCTGCGATCGACCGTGCCACGACGCTTTGCGCCGAGGTGCGTGACGTTGCACCTGACGCGGAGATTGTGTGGCTTGCCGGGAACCATGAGGAACGGCTACCGAACTATCTGCTGGATAATGCTTCGGCTGCGTTTGGTTTGCGTCGTGGCAACGTGCCGGATTCGTGGCCTGTTTTGTCGATCCCGTACCTGTGTCGCATGGACGAATATGGGGTTGATTACAGGTCGGGTTACCCGGCTGGTCATGTGTGGATCAACCAAAGGTTGAGGGTTATTCACGGTGACAAGGTGGCATCGGGTGGTAGCACCGCGCACAAGTATTTGGCGACTGAAAAAACCAGCGTGATCTATGGGCATATTCACCGGCGCGAGTGGGCTGAACGTACCCGTGAAGATTGGGACGGTGCGAAAACGGTGATGGCAGCATCACCCGGCTGTCTCGCTCGGATCGACGGTGTGGTTCCGTCCACGAAACAAGGAACGGATTTGGATGGGCGACCGTTAAAGCGCACGGAAGATTGGCAGTCTGGATGCGCAGTTGTGACCTATGAACCGGGTGACGGGAGGTTTGTCTATGAACAAGTCGCAATCCACGACGGGTGGGCGCAGTACCGAGGCAAGGACTACTACGGTGGCTGATCCGTTTCAGCCGGTGCTGGTGCGTTGGATGGACGCGCACAGCGGTGAAGGTTCGTGGCATTCGCTGGACGAACATGAAGAGGGCGATCACATTGTTGCGACGTGCGGTTGGCTTATCCCCGAGTCCGAGGGTGGCAAACCGGGTCATGTGACGGTGGCGCAGAATGTTGACCCGAACGAGTTAGTGGATCATGTCATCTACATCCCGTCGAAGATGGTTGTTGGCTTGACGTTTTTGGAACCTTTCACTCCGCCCCTTCAGGGGTAGTATCAGTTCGCCGGTGGGGAGGGTTTCCCCCTTTCCCCTCCCCACCGTGCTTTCTCAAACCCCGTAAAATGGGGGTATCGTGGGGGTCTTTGCTTCGTGTAACACCCGTGTGGTAAACCCTCACTAGCACCCATCGGGGGTGCAGAAAGAGGGAAACATGAAACGGATCAAGAAACCCGTCCACGGCAGCCTTGAATGGTTGCAGGTACGTCACCGCGACGAGAACGGGCGCGTGATCTTCGGCGCGTCCGAAGCCGGTGCACTCATGGGCAAATCGGAATACACCACACTCGCAGATTTGTGCGTTGCGAAGTTGGGTGAACCCGAGGTGACCGAACCAACGCGGGCGATGCTGAAAGGCATCTACTTTGAACAGGGGCTGATTGACTTTGCAGCCGACGAACTTGGGTTGCCGTTGGTGACACCTGACGAGATGTACGCGAAGGGTCGATTTATTGTGACCCTTGACGGTGCGTGGATGGTGAACGATCATCCTGAGCGAATCGTGGAATGCAAGGTGACTTCGTACAGCGTGACAACGGAACAGGATTTGCCGGTGTCGTGGGTGTTGCAGGGTCACGTTCAGCAATGGGTGACGGGTGCGCCGGTCACTTTCGCTGTGTTCGACCGTCAACAGAATCTGTCGCTGATTGACATGGCGTATGACCCGGTGTGGGCTGAACAGATCACGACAATGGCAGAGTTTGTCGGCGCGTCGCTGGACGAAGGGGTGATTCCCGAGAACGCATGGCAGGTGATGACTGCCGGGTTGGTGCAGAAGGTGTACGCACCGGAACCGGGCAAGGCCATTGAAGCCGACGATGAGTTGGTGAACTGGATTGTGGACTTAGAGAACACGAAGCGTCTGATCAAGGAACTGGAAGCGGATAAGGCGATCAGCGAGGATCAGATTGCGCGTCGGATGTTGGACGCGGAAACCGTCACCGATACCGAAGGACACGTTCTTCTGTCTTGGAAGCAGCAGAAGGGTCGCACCTCGTTAGACAGCAAGCGGTTCGCGCAGGAACACCCGGAACTGTTCAGCGAATACAGCCGTGAGGGTTCACCGTTCCGTGTCATGCGATTCGGAAAGGCCAAGTGATGAAGGGTTATCTTGATCACCTGACGCTGCAATGGGTTCTCCGTGCTTTACATGATCTTCAAGAAACCATTGAAGATTTTAGGACTGCGGATGAAGTTGGTACTGAGTTTGGATTTTCTCAGGAACTGTGTTTGAAGAAAATCCAAAATGGCATCGTGTGGGCAGAAAGGCAATTGAGTCAGCGAAATGTTGAACCGCTCAAGTGGGCAAGGAGTGCATCTGAACGGAGAACAAATGTTTGAGCAGGAGAACGCACACAACTTGGAACGGATCGCTGACGCGCTGGAGGTCTACGGGAACCTCTATCTCGTCTACCTGTACGCAGCGTTCGGCGCAGAACACATTGATATGTTGATCGACACAATTACAGAAGGGGAAACAGAATGAGCAGCATTGTCGGCCTGCTATCGCAGGTCATGGAAGAGGTTGGCGCGGTCAAAAAAGGTGACCGCAACCAGTCGCAGAACTTCAGTTTTCGTGGCGTTGACGCGGTCGTAAACGCGGTCTCGCCAGCGTTACGGAAGCATGATGTTGTGGTCACTCCACAGGTGTTGGATTACCAGCATGAAACTGTGCAGACCACACAAGGCAAGAACATGGCAAGTGTCAGGGTGCTGGTGCGGTACACGTTCCATGCCCCCGATGGTTCGACGTTGGAAGCGATTGTGCCGGGTGAATCATTCGACGCAGGTGACAAGGCCACAGCGAAGGCAATGAGTGTTGCGTTCAGGATTGCGCTGCTTCAGGCTTTGTGTTTGCCAACTGATGACGCAGACCCCGACAGCCAGTCATACGAGCGTTCAGCACATCCGACCGCGCACAAGCCTGTACAGAGGCAGATGACGGGCGACAGGGAACCGGGCGCACCAGCACCCGTAGTGCCTATCGGTGGCAGCAAACCGGCATCTGAAAAGCAGGTCGGGATGGTGAAGAAACTGGTGCGCGAACTTGGCTTCGATCAGGCGACCGCGAAGAACTTCATCACCGCGACAATCAGCCGGGAGATCGGATCAACCACCGAACTGACCCTCGCTGAGGCTTCGGCGGTCATTCAGGCGTTGCAGGAAGCGAAAGGAGACAGCGAATGAAACACGGTACTTTGACCGCCTATACGCATGACGGTTGCCGGTGCGATCTGTGCCGACGCGCTCGGGCGCACTACAAACGGAAGTGGGTGGCTGCGAACGCGGAGAACTACTACGCGAAACGGGCGTTGCAGGATCGGCTTGATAGGGCTGCAAGAAACTGGCTTGCGGAACATCAGCCGGATGTGTTGGAACAGTTGAAGGAGGCGGTGGCATGAACCACGGGACAGTCAGGGGGTATCGGGTTCACGGTTGCCGATGCGATGAGTGTTCGCAGAACCACTATTTTTGGGCGGTTGGTCGGGGCAAGATCCACCCCCGGTTGCCGGTCGAACCGATCATTGAAGTGATGACGGATACGCAACGGCATCTGCATCGGGCGTGGATTCTGCAACGACGCAAGTTTGGGGTCAGGTTGCATGAGGCCGACAAGATGTGTGTGAGTCTCGGGATGCACCCGTGGACTGTCTATGGTGATCTATGGTTTTCGGATACGTGGGGGAAGGATTTTGGTGATGCAGCCTGAAGTGTTGTTTGAGTGCGCCAAGTTGGTGCGCGAGGGTCGGTACGAGCCGTCGTTGTTGGCGACGATGTTGGAGACCGCAGCGGATTACATTGACCATCTGCGTGATACGGCTGCTCGGGCGGTGTCGGGTGCGGATCGCACCGGGTATCACCCTCATGTAGCGGAAGCAGATGGGAAGCAGGTGTTGGTGTCGATCTTTACGGATGCTGACGGGTCGATTGACGGGGTGCAGTTGGCGTTCCGTGAGGATCGGTACGGTTCGTGGTCGCCACCTGTGGAGGCTGAACGGGCATGAGGAACGAGAAAGGGGATCGGATCATGTGGGTGTCTCAGTTAGAGATGCTGGACGACTTGTGGGAGGCGCGTGATGAACGCGACCGGCTACGAACGGAACTGAGATGCTGGCAGGAACGGGCGTTTCTGTACGCACCTCATGTGGTGAAACAGGCGTGGGTAGCGCAGGCCGACGATGACTGATGACCTTGACGTTCTTGGCTTGCTACGTAAGTACGAGAACACAGACAAGTTGAAGAAGCAAGCAGCCGATGAGATTGAACGGCTACGGGCAGAGGTGGAGACATACAAGGATTTGTATGCGTCAGAGATTGTGAAGAAGGCGGTGCGTGGTGAGTGACGTTGTGCAACATCTTCGGGACGCAAGCGAAATCCTGACCGACTACAAATGGGCGCACATCACCCTTGACCCATCCGTACTGGCGATGATCTGCCGTATGGCAGCGAACGAGATAGAGAACCTACGGGCAGCGCAGGCGTTGCCCCGGATGACTGACCCGGCAACGTCGCGGAAGGCTGCAGAAAACATCAAGGTTCGATCCGGTTCGCAACGCCACACGCTGCTGGTTGCCTACGGTGATCACGGGTCGCTAACGGATGAGGAGGCCGGGGAGATCACCGGGCTGCGTCGTCCCGGTGTGTGCTATTGGAAGCGGTGCAGCGAACTACGCGCAGCCGGATACATCGAACCCACAGGCGCGACAAGGCTTTCTAGTGTCGGTGAAGCACAGATGGTGTGCAGGCTCACCGACTTGGGTAGGGGGGTGTTGGGTGTCAAACAACTGGCGTGACCGCGCAGCCTGCAAAGGAGTGAGCGTGGAAAACTATGACACGTTTTTTCCGAACACAAAC